TCCCGACTGACCGCGAGGCTTCGGAGCCGGGTCCGGGGCTTTGGTGACGCGATTGATGAGGGGGGCGACCGGCGCGGAAAGCGCGGCCTCGATGCGGGCCAGCTCAAAACCGACAAGGTGCGGCGCGAGGCCATTCAGGCGGTTCAGAACGGATGGGTTTTCCCCGAGGTGGTCCGCAAGCAGCGGGCCTTTGTCGGAGGTGAAGATCACGTCGGTGATCTCGCTTCGGATGGCCGGAAGCGAACGCAGCGCGGCGATGCCTTCCGGCTCGCCGTCGGGGAACTGTTCAGCGACCTTGGACTCGAAGGTCGAGCGGCTCGATTGCATCCGCTGGGATTGCTCTCGCGCCTCAAACTGCCTCGTCACCCGCTCGACGGCCCGGTGTTCAGCCAGCGCAACCAGATAGTTCGGGTCCGCGTCGCCGTACTTGAAGTCGTCGGGGTGAGGGGCTTCCTCGCGCGGCTGGACCGGCGCGGCATGGGCTTGCGGCGCGGGCTGACCCTTCAGGGCCGCTTCACGCCAGTAATCACGCTCCCGCTCGGCATCGCGCGCCTTGCGGGTCACTTCGTTGATCCGCTCCTGAGCCGTCTTCTTCGGCTTCGGTGCGGGTTGTTCCTCGCCGGGTTCGTCACCGTCTGCGGCTTCGTCCTCGGTTTGGGGTTGATCCTCGCCGTCCGCCTGATCGGCAGACAGCAAAACGTCCTCGACAGGCTCAGCGCCCTCGATTGCTTCAGTCACTATGCGCTCTCGCGATTAGCCCGCTGCGGTGAATCCAGGGCTGGGCTGGCCCTGTCCGAAAACCATGCCAGCAGCCATCTGAGCCGCCGTCTGGTGAATGTGGTTCTGGAGCGAGCCATTCATCTGGTTCAGCTCGATTTGCGCCCGCTCGGCCTCAGCTTCCGCCTTCATGGCGTTGGCCTCAGCGGTGCGGACCTTGGCTTCCGCCTCACGCATCTGCATCTGCTGGCCCTGTTGGGCCATCTGCTGCTGCATCTGGGCCTGCTGCTGCATCTCCGGCGAGGGCGGCTCGGGGTTGTCCGGGTCCTGCGTCAACTCTGGCGGCATGGCCCGCTTCAGACGCTCTGCAATGGCGTCCGCGTCCGGCCAGTCCTGCGCCTTGGCGATCAGGTCGCCAGCCACCTGAGCAGCCTGCGGAACGGCCTGAATGAACGCCGTCATGGCGTCCGCCGACTCCGTCCGGCGCGTCGAATAGCTCGGGCCGGTCTCCACGATGATGTCGTACTTGCCGCGCGACAGGTCGATGCTGTTCGGGTCCTCGCTGTCGTTGATCCGGCGAACCTTCGGCTCTTCGTCCACACCCAGAACCCGGATCGTCCGGGCCGTGTCGTACACCAGCGGGATAAGCTGGTTCAGAACCTTGCCCGCCTCTGCAATCGCGAGCTTCAGATTGTCGTGGTAGATGTAGGTGGCGACATCGCCTTCCTTCTGGCGGGCGAGAATGGCTTTGCCGCTGGTCTCGTTGGACCGCTCGCCAAGCGCTGCATCGTGAAGACCCGTCGTGGCCTTCATATCGTCTTCGGTGATCTGGGCCTGCTGAAGCACCGCAACCGGGATGGCCGGCGGATCAACGCGGGTCGGAGCGTTATTGCCCGTCCAGATCAGCAGCGGGTCGCCTGACTTGGCCGCGTCGCGGAAGTCGTCCTCAACGCCCTTGACGCTATCCTTGTGCGCCAGCCACGTCGCTTTCGGTGCCAGCGCAATCGTCTCAGCAGCGACCGAACGCCAGTAGTTGCGAAGGCGCTGCGGGTCCTTGGCGAAGCGCACCAGGCCAAACCGCTCACGGCGCTTGGCGACCTGAATAACCCAGCCCTCAACCCTGAAGATCGGCAGACGCGAGATTGGCCACTCGACCGTCTCGGACAGCCGCTTGTGGCCCGTAATCAGGTCCATCGTCACTGACTTGCGGACCGACTGGCGCGAACGCAGCGCGCCCTCTACGCGGCCTTCAACCACGCGCCCGTCTTCGAGCTGCGACAGCCAGACCGGCGTTTCCTTGACGCGCCAGTATTCCGTAACCCGGACGGTGTCAGCCGAGTACCAGCTTTCAACGTCAGTCGAGACTTCAAGATCGCTCGGCTTGCAGTCGGGATATTCTTCCTCGAAAGCCTCGCGGTTCATCTCAATGGGGACAAAGCACCACTTGGCGTCGGCGGCGGTTGGCTCAACCGACAACGGGTCGAACACCACGGAAAGAGGGTCGTTGATCGGGCGCACGAACAGGTCGCGGTCGAACACGTCATCTTCGGCGTATTCGAGGTCCACCCGGAACGCGCCGAGGCCAGCCGCGACCTGATCGGTCCCCGCCTTCACATAGACGGACTGAGCGCGCGACTGATGCTCAATCGAGCGGATAAGCCCCTCACGGACCTCCGCCATGTCCTTGTCGGCGTCCTCGACCGGGCGAACCTTGATGCCGGGGCGGTTGATGCGAATGTCGCCAACGACCTGAGCCACGAACTGCGGCAGGCGGTTGATCGTCAGGCACGGACGGCCCGCGAGCTTGCGCTCATCCTCGACGCCCTTATCCCACTGATGGCCGGCGAGGAACTTGAGGTCATCGTAGCCGGACTCGCGGTTTTCCTTGTCCGCAGCAGCACCGTCAGACCAGCGCTTGCGAGCCTCGGTCAGGAACTCTTCGTCATCGACCTGTTCGATCTCAGGGGCGTCGGTGTCGTCAGCCATCTACGCTCCCATCCATCCGGTTGTTCGGGCCTTGCGCGTTTTCTCGCGCTGAACTTCAGGCTCTTCGTAGGCGACACACATCAGCCCGAAGGCATCGGCGTCATGCGAGGACCAGTCGTGGTTAGGGCCGAGGCCGATCCCGCGCTTTTCGTCCTGCTTTTCGTGATACCAGCCGAGGGACTCGCGGCCCGCTTCGGTCTTGTCTTCGTTGAACCGGATCGACGGGAACAAGCGCCTGGCGCTCTCGACCCGCATCATCGCCGCGCCGGTCCCTTGATTGGGAACCACCACAACCTCGAAGCCCGCCTGCTTAAGCGCGCTCTCGTATGAAACGTCGAAGACCTTGTCGTTCGTCGCGCCATCGTGCGGCAGGATGCACAACGCGCTTCCGTACCCGTTGTCGCGAAGCCATTGAACGTGAGCGGCGAGCGGTTGACCCTGCGCCGTGTAGTGATCCAGCACCCTGATCTCGCGCCCGATGAACTGCGCGATCCAGATGCTGCAAGCGTCGGCCTTGGCTCCCGTTCCGCCGATGTCCCAGATGGCCCGAATGGTCATCAGCGGGTCGCGGGCTAGGAAGCCTATCCGGCCCTCAGCCTTGGCCGCCGCCAACTCCTTGGCGAAGTACGCACCCTCGACCAGCTTCACGTATCCGCCGTCCCAGATGTGGTCATATTGGTCAGGCTTCATGCGAAGCGTATCGAGACGCTCCTGCTCCAGCTCAGGCGTCCACCACGGATTGTCCTGCCAGCGAGCGTTGACCACCACAGCGCCGGTCGGAATCTCCGGGCCGCGAAACATCACATCGACCGCGTCGCGCTTGTGGCGAGGGTTCCAACTCCACCACATCTGAGAGCCTGGGGCGCGCATTGTCGGGCGGTAAAGTCCGATGCTGGTCTGGGTCGCGCCGTGCGCCTCTTCCCACCAACCCCGCTTGAACCCCTCCAGCGACTTGATGCTGTCGGCGGTGTAGTCGTTCATCCCCTTGAAGATGATTAGGCCGTCGCCCGGCGTCTTGATGACATCCCGGAAGACTTTGAAGCCGTCCGCCTCGCCTAGCCCGTGGTAGGCCAGTTTGCTTTCGATCAGGCGCTTGGACGACTGCGCCAAGTCCTGCTGCACCTCGCGGATGCAGACCGACAATAGCCCCTCGCCAGACTCTCCCGGCTCCGCGAGGCTGTCCTCAACCATCAACCCGGCGAAAAAGTGCGACTTGGCTGCGCCTCGACCTCCGTGTGCGGCCTTATCGCGAGCCGGCGGAATGAGCGGGAGGAAGACCTCAGCCGTTGGGATGCGAAGGACGGACAATCTGCCGCTCGATCCTCGTAATCGTCGCCTTGACGTTGGCCTCTACGTCCAGCGCCTGCTTTGGCTTGCCGTGGCCACGGTCCAAGATCGAGTTGGCCGCCGCAACGCGAGCCGCTTCGCTCTCCCCGCCCTTCATGATCTCAGCGAGAACCTTCAGGGCGTCGTCAGTGAATGCCTGCGCCGCCTCTTTGACGGTCGCGGTAGCTTTGTTGAGGGAGCCTTTCGGCCTGCCCCTTCCGCGCTTTTCTTCCATTTGTTTATTCCGGCCCGTGTCGTGGGCCGCTCCGCAGTCGCGAGGTCAATCCTCGAATGTCGCTCGGTCGTCTCGTCTCCCCGTGCTGGCCATTGCCTTGGCTCCGAACACAGACGGGGTTGTTACGCTTTAGG